GTGGTTATACAGAATTGCACCCTTAACATGTATTGGTGTTCCTTTCTTGTATAATGAAGATGAATCAGCATACTCACGCAGTCCATTACATCCTCGAGGAAAGGATACTTCTTCTGGTGGCAAGGTTTTGAATGTTGATTTGAAATCTGCAATAAAGGTTTGCACATCCAATTCAGTGCCATTAATCAACAATTTGATGGTATCATACATCTTACCACGAATTACGGATGGAGTTGAAGATTTGACCATCTCAAGACCCATAACTTTCAGGTGTGGTTCAGCATACTGAACACCTTCATTATTATAGACATTAAGAATGTATCGTTTCTTAGCAGTCCAAACACCCTTGTCAGATAGACCTTCACGTTTCATCCGCATCTTCTGTTGATAAGCATGAACATACTCAGCCAACTCGGTGTAACTCTCATCGATATACGGTTGAATTTTATCTTCACAGATTTTGTCCATGATTGCAATAACTTTGGTTGGATTTTTTTCATTACCAACAAACTTATCAACCAATTCACCAAGACGCAGATAAATCGAATCTGTATCTGAAGCAATAACATAATCTTTATCAGTCTTCAACAGAGAATTCATATACTGGTTAATCTTGTTTTCAATCCAACGAATCGATAATTGTCCAGAAGAAGTAACTGCCAATGCCTGACGCAAATCATAGAAACGGAAGTACTGTGAACCCATAGCACCATAAGCTGAGTTTAGACCGACCTTCTTAGCAAGTTGAAGGTTGTTATAACGAGCGATTCGTTTTTCAATCTCATACTTCTTAGAATCATCAGCCTCAACTTCATATTCCTGTTTTGCAACCAGCATCAACTTCTTAAACTTCTTACGGTCTTCATACATCTCCTCAAGCATCTTTGGCAAGAAACCTTGAAAGTCTGTACGGAAGAATTGGCCGTTTGGCGTCAATGTAACATTATCTAGTTTTGAAGTATCAACTTGTTTATACAACATTTTCTCAACGGAAACCCCCGAAGAAATCACTTCACGCATAGCCTCTGTATAGTCTGATGGTTCAATGAGTGTTTCAGGTGAAATATTGTATTGCATCATCAAATGTGGATACAGTGAATCTAAGTCGAATGATGCAACCCAATGGTGCATGCCAACCTGTGGGTCTTTCACATAAGCACCTTCAAACATACCGTCTTTATGACTGATAGTTTTAGGTGGAACAATGATGTTACTCTCAAGCAATTTATTATTGATTAGAGAATCCCACATACGAGTTTGTGCAAAAATGTCTTCATAGTTACACTTAGTATCATACGCCAGAGTTAGACCAAGTTCAATGAGCTTCAGTTTTTCTTCCAAACGGAAGATCAAATCAACGTCTTTGATGTTATACTCAATAAACTTTTGGTAATTCAGGCGATACAAAGCATGAAGGTTATCATACTCATCATAAGATAACTTACTCTCACCAATCTCCACATTTGCAATTGCATCCAAACGGTAAGACTCTTGTGACTTACCGCTAGGAGCATACCATCGATACAGTTCGATATAGTCCCATGAAGCAACGCCGAGAATTTCATATGCAATGTTCTCTTTGTTCATCACAATCACTTTACGTTGATTGATTAGACCCCAAGGAGAAAGTTTCTTAGTCTCTTCTTCACCCAACAATCTATTGAATCGATTGAACAAATAAGGTATATCAAAGAACTTTGTGTTCCAACCAGAGATAATATCTGGATAGTTTTCTTGCCAGTCAGCCAAGAACTTCTTACACAAAGACCATTCATCTTTACACTTGATATACTTTTCGTTGCCTTGAGTTTCATATTCTCCGCAACCATAGACCAAGGTTTCACCGTTCAGATATCGTAAGCAAATAGCAGTGATTGGTTCATTGGCTTTGTATGGATCTGGGAATCCATTTTCTGATCCAACCTCAATATCGATTACAGCAATACTTATTTTGTCTTGGTCATATTCGACCATTCCTTTTTGCTGATCAGCAATAAAGGCATATTCGTACTTGTTGTTACCGAAGATTTTAAAATTACCGACTTCATCGTACCGTTTAACAAAATCCCGAGCTTCCCGGATCGTTTCAAATCTTTTTGGTTCAAGTGATTCACCCTGTAGAGTTTTAAATTTGGTTTCCTTTTTGGAAGGAATATACAATGTTGGTTTGTATGCAATCTTAAGTTTGATCCTACGATCATTCCTAACACCTCGATACAGAATATTACTACCAACACATATTACACTTGTGTAAAAAGACGATGACATTTATACCTTAGGAATAGTTGATGCGATTTGAATACCAGATCCGAAAATTTCATTGTACTGATTCTCCAATTCTACTACAGGTGTAGAAACAAAGAGGATATCTTGAGTGTAGATTTTGAATCCTGTGCGGAATTCTTGTGCAAACTCAACAAATGGCGTGAAAGCAACACCACCTTGTGGATTGTGTTGACTAGGTGGAACAGTAACAACTTGTACTGTCTTTTTGATGGTGATGAAACCATCACCCTCGGAAACATCACCCATGATGGTGTGATTTGTTTTTAGTGTAATTAATTTAATACTCATACTTTTACCTCATAAGAAACGTCAAGAACTTCAAGTGTAACCCATTTTTTAGGGAACAACATTTCACGACCCTGAAAGTCTTTGATGTTGTATGTTGGGTCATCAACCAAACCAACAACTTCAACCATATTGTCATATTCACGAAGGAACAAATCATACGAATATGATTTGGTTAGACCGAGAGATTCGGAAATTTGTCTAGCAAGTTTTTGTGTGTTCATACTGCCTCATAAGTTAACATAGAAAAATCATTATAACATAACCATTGTTAAAGTGCAAGGATTATGTTACTATAAACGGGGTTAAATTTGGTTCTTGCCAACCATCAGGCTTCAATACTTTGCCGTCATGGCGCTTCTTAACTTTACCTGTCGATTGGTCAATTTTACATAGGTTTGATTTAGCAACTTCTTCCCATGCACCTTCAACATTATATCCTTTTGCATAACAATAACCCAGAATAACCCAAATCATATCCATACAGGCATCAAGTTGCTCAACTTCATCTTCTTGGTGCCTTGCTAAAACGAATTCGGTATATTCTTCTTCAATTAATCTAGCGTAAAGATTGACACTATCAATTGATGGTTGCTGGTCGCAAGCTTCAATAAATTTAACAACATCACTATTCATACTCATTGTTTAACCTTTTCAACAATATCTTTATAACCAGACCACGATGGATGAATACCATCTTTTTGTAGTCCATTAATTGGAAGTACCGTATCACCATAATATTCAGCCAATTCTTTGACAATCTTTTGAACTTTTTCAATAGGCACTTCACTTGCTTTTAGATTACCTGCTGGTAAAATCCAAAAAACCTTTTTAGCACCAACTCTCTGGCGCATCTCAAATAACTCATCATAAGTTTTGATGTACTTATGGTCATTTGACCCAAGACTAATAATTACAGTTTCAGCATAATAAGATTGATTATACATCTTATTAAATTGCCATGTATTGATACCACCTTTACCCACAAGTTTACATTCTTGGTAAAACTGGTGTGTGCCAACAGCAATACTATCACCTATAACCATACATTCTAACATGACTTTCTATCCTTCAATGACAAATTCGTAACATGAACTGAACCATTTACCATTTGATAGTCCAATTCATCACCCAATTTCCAACCAAGTTCTTCCATTAGTTCTTCTGGCAATTCCAGAATAGCATCACCATTATCACAAATTTCTAAAACTTTAGACTCAAACTTTTTCGACATGGACACCACATTTTCCTAAGAAATCAACACCATCAGTTGAGCGATAGGTGTTTCGATAATAAACGGAATTAATTCCGGCTTGATGTATAATCTTTGCACAATCTAAGCATGGTGCATGAGTTACAAACAATGCAGCACCTTCACTTGAGTTTGTGCTACGAGCAATCTTTGCGATTGCGTTTGTCTCAGCGTGCATCACTTCTGGTTTGGTTTTTGTTTCGCCATTGTCTAATTCAATTTCACAGTCATTTGTCCAACCTGCTGGCATACCATTGTAACCAATACCAATGATTGTGTTATCTTTTACAACAACACAACCAACTTGGAGACGTTTAGCTGAGGACAACTGAGAATAAACCTCAGCCGCCTTCATGTGTGCATCAATATATTTCAATTTCATATTTCAATTGTTTTTAATTGGAAGTTCTCAGCTCTTTCTTCGTAGTTAATGTAACCACGTGGGTTGCACAACACACGAGTTTCACCAATCTTATAATCGAATGTTTCATGTGTATGACCATGAGTCCACAATTTGATCTGTGGATTATCCAAAATGAATTGTGATAGATCGGAACTATATCCACCATTCATCAATGTTTCGTTTTGATATCTTGGATGTGTAGAGAGTTTTGATGGTGCGTGATGACCGACTACAACAAACTTTTGATCTTCTTTACCTTGAACAACATGTTGAATATAGTCCATAGTTTTTTTATGGTCTACTACAGCATCTTCAGGTGAAAACTTAGCCACACGCTCATGAAACTTACCATCAGCATCACGGAATGAAACTTTCTTATTGCTGTTTTTAACACAGCGAAAATCATTCATCATGCTACCGATAGCGTGCAATGTCATTGGATCTTCATCGTTCATATCCGTCCACAAAGTTCCACCAACAAAAGTTACATCATCAAGTGTGACTTTTTCTTTATCTAAAATATATAAATTTGGAAGATAACTTAGGCGTGTTTTCAAATTGTTTAATGTGCCTTCAAAATCACCGTGATAGTGTTCATGATTACCAGATACATAAACAACAGATTTGAATTCATTGGAACAATTTTTAAAGAATGTATGCAACTCCTCAGATTGAGGTGATATATCTCCCGGTTCCATCAAATCTTTAGAAATGCAAATATCTCCCGATAAAATCAGGACTTCAGCGTTATCAGTATTCTTGAGAGTTAAACTACCGAATTCAAGGTGTAAATCAGAACAAACTGCAATTTTCATAATATATCCTCACAATACAACCATTATATCATAATAAAATAGAAAAGGCGGCAAAGGTGCCGCCTCTCACATCACTCTGCCAAGAATTCTTTCCGTTGGGCAACTTTGCCAATAAGAACTTTTGTAGGTTTCATTTCTTCTGGAATGATTTTATCCAATTCAATGGATAAAATACCATTTTGTAAATTGGCTCCAGAAACCTCAATAAATGAACCTAGTTGAACTGTCTTATGGAAAGAACGTCTTGCAATTCCGTGATGAACATAATCACACAACTCCCGTTCTTGAATTTTACCTACGATGTTCAGAACACCATTGGAAATTTCAATGTCAAGGTCTTCTTCAGAAAATCCAGCTAAGGCCATTTGAAGGACGAAACCTGTTTTTGTCCGAATAATATTGTGGTGTGGAAATGTTGGTTTTCCGTTTGCCAGATTGAAGGTATTAATTAAATCTTCGAACGGATGTGTTTTGATAAAAGTCATGTTAAATCTCCTAAAATTAAGCGAGTTAAAAAATATGTTACCCCTAAGGCATAACATTTGCTGGTTACTTTATCCAGCGCCAACTACGTGTGGCAGTGCAATCGCACGGACGCCTTTGACTGTAGCTACGAACAGATCCTAAGGCAGGATTCAAATATTTTCTATTTATCCAGGATATTGAAAGCTTCTCGATTGACTAAAAAGGTTCTTTGCACATTATCTTCTTTAAAGACCTTTATGAATGTCAATCCTCCACCTTCACTGGTTTCGTTCATATCTTTACAGTAAACAATTTCTCCTGTATAGATGTTTTTCAGTTTTACAGTTTTCATAATGAAATACCATTTTAATAGTCAACTTTCTTTTTACCCATGTTATATTTACTAACAAGTTCCCAATCATCTTTTTCACGATAGGAAATAATCTTAATTTGATGAATTGGTGCAATATTATCCACCATCAATTGTGGATTAAGAATGGTAATTAGACCCCACTCTTCAAGCAATTTAGCTATTGCATTACGCCTTTGCAAATCATTTTCAGAGATATTCGATGGTTTACCATCTAATGCAAACATCTCCTTAAAGTGTACCAAATAGTAATTACCTTTCTTATGTAGAATATGGCATGATTGATACAAGATTTTTTCTTTGCGAGAAGAAACTCCAATACGGGTAAGTGTTTCCCTCACTTTGAGAAAATCGTCTTGCTCTACCAAAGCCACTTCGATAAATTTAGACAAATCATACATTTTGAATCCTTCAACCACCGATATCGGTTTTTTCTTTTATTTTTTGGATATCTTCATCACTAAGTACACGCAGCGCCTCACGAGCCTTCGCCTGGGAAAACCCATAAAAGGATTGGATACATTCTATATCTTCACTTTTTTCAGATTTAGCCCACTTAGAGAAAGGTCTTTTCTTAGACCTGACGGTATTTATAAGGTAATCAAATTGTAATTTATTATCTATAAAATGTCTACGGTTCATCTCATTTGCAAACAATACACAGTCCTTTTGATAGGAAAGTGACTTATTAACTAGAAATGGAACATAGGCTTTTTCAGTAATATCATCCGTAATTAAGTTCTTTTTTCCTTGCAAGATTTGGTTAACATACTCAAATGGGTTGCTCATGATACAAACCTAATAAATCCAAAAATATCAATAGAGGCTAACAGGAAGTAGTTAGCCAACATACCAAAAGACTTGCGAGTGTATGCAGCCCAAGCGTACATAATACAACCAGCTATCCATAAAGGATATAGGATATAAAATGCGGGATCTTTGACAGTGATTGCTAAGATGATTGAGCAAGATATACTAAAAATCCAAGCAACACACTCCACACAAAACCTAAGTGGGTGAGATTTGAAATCATTTTTGATCCAAGTTAACCAGTTCATTTGAATTCACACCCAACCATCAATTCAGTTAAACAAGCAACCGTATTGATTTCAGGATCAGCAACAAATGCCTGTTTATACTGATAGTCTGCAAGAATGATGACAGCTTGAGGAATACTCTGAGGCATTAACGCATCATACATTCCGTCATAGATTTTACGATACAAGGTTGCAGCATCAATATCATTTGTTGCTACCCACTTGCGTAAAGAACCAAAGTCTTTCTCTTTGAGAAATTTAATCACTTCATTAATAGACACATCACCAATCTGTGAAAGAATGGTTGCATCAATCTTTCCAAATTTGGAATATCTCTGCAACTCATTAATAACACGGCGAAAGTCTGGAAAGTGTTTCTTGATTACTTCAGCAATAACCTTATCATCGAATTCAACTCCTTCAGTATTAAGAATCATTTGAATTCGTTTAAAGAACTGACCGGCCATTGAGGCCTTCTCAGCTTGCTTCATACCAAAATCGATCACAGCACAACGACTGTGAAGTGGATCAATGATTCGATTTTTGAAGTTACAAGTAAAGATGAATGAACAGTTGCCGGAGAATTCTTCAATCGCATTACGCAACGCAGGTTGAGTGGAATTAGGATTAAGATAATCAGCTTCATCGATGATGATAACCTTACGACCACCAGCAATAGACATTGAAGAAGCATATGTCTTAATTTTATTACGGAACACATCGATGCCGGATTCATCCGATCCGTTAATAACCATATAATCACAACCAACTTCTTCACACATAGCTTTTGCTACAGTTGTCTTACCGACACCTGCACCACCAGCCAATAGAAGATTAGGAATATTACCTTGATTGACATATTCCTGAAACGGTTTCTTCAACCGTTCAGGAAGAATACAATCTGCAATAGTCTTGGGGCGATATGCTTCAACCCACAAAAGTTCTCTCATTCACAACTCCATAATATAAAATAACAACACACAGAATTTAATTCAAACGTGCAACAACATCAAGATAAGCGTCTTCTACCATCCATGTGGTGTTATTAACTCCATAAATTGCCGTCAACTTCACACCTTCTTCACTCTCAATTTCAAAAACACTAACCACATGAGCAGGATTAATTGCAATTGAATCCGAAGCATTACCCTTAAAACTATTAGTGAAATAAACTAGCATATCAGGCCTTTGCGAAAGTGGAACCAGTTTCTGTCGCAATCCAATATTGAACAGGTTTGTTTCGGTGTTTGAAGTGTGATACACCTGAAGAAGAAATTTCAACAGAATAGGAACCAGGAATCATTTTCAATGCTTCAGTTTTGAAAATCATCTTATAGGTGTTACCATTACCTTCACCGACTTGAATAGTATTGGTCGACTCAGCATCATTACTCGCATCATAAGTCAACAGGTTTACTGATGAACCATCCGATGTTACAGCAACGTTTGGTGAACCGAGAACAGCAGCAGTACGCAGAACCCATTCCAAATCCGAATCAGTTAGTTCAAAACTGATTTCAGACTCAGGCATTTTAACAGGTTTTGAGGGTGAATTGATCATTGATGGATCACAGAAACGATAATCAATCTTACTACGACCACCTAGACCGGAGATCACAGCAGTTTTTTCTGTAATGTCGAGTTCAGGTTCTTCTTTATGAAGGGAGAGAACAGTCAGGAATTTATTCAGATCATAGATACCGAAATCGTTCGGCATATCTTCTGTAATGGTTGCTTCTGCAAGAATGTTTTTGTTACTTGAAATGGTTTTGATTGTTGTGCCTTTGCGGAATACCAGACCGGTATTGATAGAGGCAAAGTTTTTAAGAATTGACAAAGTGTCAGCTGATAATTTCATAATATACTCCGTTGTTAAGTTCAAATACTATTATACTACACTATTCAACGAATTGCAAGGCGCTTTTCACAGATTGCCTTAATTCGTTAATAGTGCCTTCATTGTGGATGGTGAAATCAAAATCACATCCTACCCAATCCCATTCAGATTTATGGATGTGTTCAAATTGCATAAATTTGGTTCTTTCCGCATCCGAAGTTATCTTCTCAAGCAGAGGAAACCAAACCGGATCCATGCCTCGCTTGACACGAATAACTATGCCACCGTTATCTTGGATATACCGAATTTCATTTTGAAATCTAACATCGGTAACAACCACATTTTTACCTTTTGCACGATTCAATAGAGAGATGACCCAAATATCCCTATGAAACACATCACGTCCCGCTTCGGTACCCATTAGTTGAAGAGCTTCTCTTGGAGTAAATGGACGACCGAATTTTTCACTCCAGTATGGATCAACTTCTTCACGCCATGCTCTAGACCTATCTGTATCACCCTCAAGTAATTCTCTAGGCCACCCAAAGATTATTGCAACAGCATCTTTGAGTGGTTTAGCAAAACTATCTTTGTGGAATCCATGTTCGGTCAAAATATCACCAACAGTACCTTTACCGCTGCCAATAAAACCAACGACTCCAATTAACATTACAATTTCCCGGTATACTGTGCAATTGCTGGCATGTTACCAGTGAATGCATATGTTCCGATGTGTTGTGTTTTCATCCATGGACAAAGATAAATTTCACCACCGATCTTACGCCACATTTGACAGAACATATAATCTTCCGACAAGTAACGATCTGAACCACCACCAGTGATAGAATCTTTAGTATCAATTACTGTATCAAAGAAAGCATGAATGTAACGTGAACCATCAAAGTTAGCTTGACCAACATGATCTGGTTTGTAACGAATGGTAGGATAAGCTTCTTCCATCTTCGAGAAGACTTCACGCTTAACCATCATGAAACCTGTACCAATTTCCAATACTTCAAGTGGTTCTGTAACAGAAAATTGTTGTGTACCTTTTACCACATTGAAAACATATTCACCGACCAAAGATTCCAGTTCACCTGGATTCATGTCAGGGTTTTTACGAGCAGCATGTGCAACGCTACCCCAATTAATTGATTTTTTAGGATAAGGACCACCTACCACATCTTTATCCAGTGCCATCAAAGCTACTACATCTTGTGGATTGTAATGAATGTCGGAATCAATAAACAATAAGTGTGTACAATCGGATCGCAAAAATTCATCTACGAGATAGTTTCGTGCTCTTGTAATTAATGATTCGTTGAATAGGAAGGAAAACTTCACTTCAACTCCGTATCGGCTCATCAGGCCTTGTAAATCTAAACATGATTTGATGTATAAACCATGTGCCATGCCACCGTACATAGGTGTTGCAACAAATAGTTTATTTTTCTTCAAATCGTCAACCGAAATTTTAATTTCCATAATGTATCCATAAAATAAAAAAAGAGAGAGATACTATTATATATCTCCCTCTTTCAGGTTATTCGACCTTAAATTAGGCGAATGTGCTTACACCGTGTTGGCGTAGAGCAAGGATACCAGCAGCAACGATGCGCTTAGTAGGAGTGCCCAAACGATAGTACGAAACTTTATCGCCACTGGTTGTGGTGCGTGTGTTCAGGTAAATTGCATTACCTTCTTTACGCAAATGATCAATCATTGCAGCTGGGTTTTTTACACCAAACTGTGATTGCATTTTGTTAGCAGTCAGTGTGTTGTATGAACCGTCTTTTGACAGGTAAGCGAGGACTTTTGATTTTGCAGACATAGTAAAACTCCATAATTTATAAAATATGAACCACTCATTTTCAATTATCGAGAGGTGGTTCAACTCTCAGATATAAAAGTATAACATAATACATGACCATGTGCGGCAAACATGGTCATCATTGCCTTAGAAAGGAATTTCTTCATTTGGTGTTGGTTTAACTTCTTCGGCAACATTTGTATTAGGAATTGTTTCCGGATTTGCACCAGCATCAACTTTGGTATACAAGTCGAGGAATGACATTTTAGTATCAACATCAAAACGATTGAGGCACAATTCAATGGCTTTCATTCGATTGCCAAATACACCGTATGTTTTGGAAATATGAACCAAACGGCGAGTGGAAATCACTTCGTCAACTCCGCCTTCCACAAATGTTTTGCGAATTACATCAGCCCAAGTAACAAGTTTCTCGGCGAATTCATCATCCGCTTTACCGAAAGCAACCAATTCTTTCCTGATAATCTTACGCTCAACGGCAACTGGAGGCCAATCTTGTTCGTAGGTGTTTAAGAATCGTTCAAGGAAAGCTTCGTTCAGAACATTGGTGAACATATATCGACCATCTTCCGAACCTTTGCCTTTTGTGTTTGCAGTAGCTACGATAGTGAAACCTTCGGCGGGAACCACATTCTCATTCTTCTTCTTCAACAAAAATGGTTTGCCTTCAAGTACACGTTGTAGACAAGAAAGGTTTTGAGCACCATAATCAATCTCATCAATACACAATACAGCACCTTGACGAGCAGCAACAGTAACCGGACCATCACGCCATTCCATTTGACCGTTAATCAGTACAAAGTTACCAAGTAAATCACTCTCATCGGTTTCAGGTGTCATTGAAACACAAACAAATTTGCGGCCAAGTTTGGCACAAGCTTGTTCAACCGACATTGTTTTACCGTTACCTGAATGACCAGTAATAAAAACTGGATAGAATTGCTTTGACGCCACGATTTTTAGCAAATCATCATAGTTACCAAATGGTACATAATTTTTATATACTTTTGGAACCAGATTTTCCGTTTCAAGGTCGGTTACAACATTTGTAATCCGGTTGCCAACTACTGGTTGGCTTTCAGTTTGTTTAGGCATTTTAAGAACCTGTGCTGTCATATCAATCGTAGCTGCGGCAGGAGTAATCGTGGAATTTGGAACTCTATAAAGACCACGGCCTACTCGGTTAGATTCATCTTTTGTAAACCAAGGAACACCATAAATTCCCATTTGGCCACAAATTTCTTTAATCTCAGATTTGGTTACAGTATCTTTACCGAGATTCGAAAGCAAAGCAATAAACTTCTCACGAACTTCAACTTTACTGGTACGCATTTAAAACTCCAAATTTCACTAGAACAACCATTATATAATAAAAAACATCACTTGTCAAGCCCTGTTGCAAAAATACAACAGTCTATGCGGCAATACCATCAATGAATCGGGAAACCATGATACGATTCACTTGCCGTTTTTTGTTCATCTTTAAGAATGCCGTTTTGAGTTTATTAGAGGTAACATTACCTGTAATTTCCATTTCTTCATCACCAATACTCAAATCTGAACCGCCGGGCATAATAAAGAATGCTTCATAACCAGGATTGTATGATTGAATGAATTTATCATTCTTCAATTTTTTACACATAGACGATACAAATTCGGATCTGTAATATTGCCAATGTGGAAATTTGTAATCATCATTACAAATTTGTTTAACGATGCGACCCTTCTCATCATAGTATTTGTTGGCAATCGATTTAGCAACATTACGGCCAGATTCCGTGATAAAGAAACCGAATATTTTAGCACCAGTCACTTGACTAAACCATTTGAAAATAGCTACACGCAAACTTTCGTCAATATTATAATGACTATCATTGATATAAGAATCAACTTTGATTTGCAATTTAGAATTGTTGCGGTCACGGAGATAAACATTTTCACTCTTAGCTGAAAATCTCTTAGAGTAGAATTTGTCATCTTGTTCATCTTTCGAATCAAATTTTTCACAAACATAATCCGATGTATCAGCATCACCGTCATGTACAATAACCAAATTAACCAAATCAAGGTTGTTAATTTTGCGGAATTCTTTAGTGATTGGTTCGAGAGCAATCATAGCTTGAATCAGAGGAGTATTACCCATTGACTCCGACATTGGTGTTCGTGTGTGGCGCTCATATGAGTTACGCAAAGCAACCATATTCCTAATGCATGTATTAAATTCAGCACTGCTCATTTTCGAATTCATATACTCACGCAAAAATACTTGTTGCAAACGCAGAGCATTTTCTTCTTGTACAAAACCGGGTTTAATTGGTTGATCCAGAAAATCAAACCTGCGTGAATTGTCAGCATCACTGAAACCATAAACTACAAAAGGAATATTCACTTTGCGACAGAACATAGTTAGAACCAAAATCTGTTCAATTGAACCACCCATGTTGTATCGCATCGAACCAGAACAATCAAGCAATAAAACCAGTCCGTGTGATTTACCTTTTGGTAAGCGTGTCATTTTACGGAAGATATTATCATCGACCTTGTACTTGTAAATCTTACTGATATCAATATCACCAGTAGTGGCCACTTTAGCTTTGGAATAAGAACGAGCCGCTTTCTTCATTTCAAATTCTTTGGCAAGTAAACTGATATAACGGTCATTCTTTGTTTTGAATTTTTTAACATCTTCATTCAATGAATCAAGACCTAAAGGGCGTTCATTGACATAATACTCAGTCAAAGAGCGATGAACAATTTTAGCTGGTGTAATTAAATTATCCAAATTAACTTTAGGAATTTTAGCGTAAACAAAAGGTTTACAATTCTCATTCAAGAGTTCCGTTTCTTTGTTCCGGAAAGAATCATCCGTTTCACAAGTAGGTTCAAAATCATCACGAGCATCATAATCAAAACCTTCTTCATTATCACCATCATCCGAATTTGATGATTTTTGGTTCTCTGAAGAATCATCTTCTTGTTCATCCGATTCTGAGCCATCATCTGAATCAGTATCATCAGATTCCATTTCTTCATCAGAATCAGCATCTTCAGGTTCTCCATTGGAATCCATATCATCAGATTCCATTTCTTCATCACCTAATTCATATTCACCGTCTTCACTTGGCATGAACATTTGTTTTTGTGTTTCAAATTGTTCATCTTTGGAATAATTGAATACGGTTTGTGTAACTCGCAGAACATCTTCCCATGATTCACACAATTCAACTTGATTCACCAAATCTTGTTCTTCATCGGTGAAATCAATAGGCATTGTGCCACCAGATTTGGTGTAAATGTTTAGACGGTCAATGAAAGATAATTTGTTAACATCACGGAATTTGATACCAAAGAAATCACGATCTAAAAGGCTTTGGTAACCTTTGATGAAAGATTGGCGAATACCTGGATATTTGCGTTTGATTTTCTTTTCGATACGGGCATCTTCAACAACATTCAAGAAGCCTTTGAAATTATGACCACGATTGGAAACAGCATCATGCCAACCTTCAGCCGGAGTATACAATGCATGGCCAACTTCGTGACCCATAAGCAAATCATACAAAGCACCTGACATATCTTTCCAGATAGGACAATACAATACACGATTTTTAGGATCAAACTTAGCCGTTTGAATCTTTTGGTGTTCGATAGTTAGGTTTTCGGTGGCAAGTAATTTTGCCAATTGAGATTTTGATTCAACAGTAAATGTCATAGCACGCTTTTTCTCATAAGGAAATACCAGTATAACACAATCCTACTTAGATTGCAAGCTCTTTATATACTCGGTAAGCTGTTGATTTAATTGAGGATTCTTACAGACTTCACTAAGGATATCTTTAATACCGTGATTCTGAAATGCATCCAGAACATCATGGACACAAGAAATATAGTGCATTTCCTGTTGTTCCAACAATGTGTGGGAATAATCTTCTGTGGGGGCGAACTGAATTGTATCCATGTTTATCTCCTATCAATGAAACCAGTATAACACAACTGGCCTACAAGTCAAGGCAATAAAAAAAGAGTGTTGCTTTTAAACAACACCCTCAGGAATTTGGAGCGGGGTTAGGGAATTAAACCGTCTATTCTTCTTGGGAGAAAAACTGTCTCAGACACCCCGCATTTTTTTACTTCATACAATTATATATGCTCTCTAGGTCAAAAATCAAGCGCTTATTTTCATTATCGCCCAACTTGACCTAGATATTTGCCTTTGGTTTCTTCCCAATCCATGAACACAAGATCGTCATAGAAAAGAGATTCATAGGAAACTTTATCTTTCTTAACAAGCTGTTTGATTCGACCAATAGCATGCTTTTCTTTCCAAAGTTTAACAAGTGCATCATATGAACTATCGAAGGTCTTAACCAACTGGTCTTCTTTAATTTCACCACGGAGAAATTCATATGTGTTGTTATACAATGAACTAAAATAAATTCCTCTTGCATGTTCGGTACGAATCATCTCTTTAGGTATACTAAGTTTTGAATAAGTAAAATTTAAAGAACGATTCTTATGATCACGTTTGTATGGTTGCCCTGAAGATTTCTTTGCAGCATACCACTCAAAGTATTTTCTTGTATGGTTAATTTTCAACCACTCACGGACCAAGTAACGAGTATTCCTCGACGGTTCAAATGCAACAGAACCTGAAGTGAATCCCATCTTCTGCCAATGATCTAGGTTGTCGTATTGGGAGAGGCCATTCAGTTTTGTTTTACCATACAGTGAAGTGGTGGTAATACCAACTAAAACATCACCGTATTGTTTTTTCCACAATCTCTGCACTTCATCAGACAAACATAACAAAGCAAGTAATTTGCCACCAACATAATTATAACCAAGTGGTTGAAAAGGAACAATCGTTGAACCGATTGCAGTATGATTAATCATGCCACCTTGTGTCTTCAGTTCTCTAGGCCAACCAATGACTTCATCTCTTGGAGTTAAGTCAAGAAAATCGGATGAGATACAAATGACACCAAGATATGATCCTGATTTGTTATCTTTTACCATAAAATTCAGGTTGCGACCAATGTTACTATTGTTCTTCATCGTGGAGATAAATGTCCGTGCAGTATTCCACATTTCAGGTTTATCTTTGGTTCTTTTCTTATCAACAACAATCTCCGAACCATCATATGTTGTTGAAGTTGTGGAACCAGAATCATCGGTATATTCCAAAACTGGTTCCAAATCCTTATAATCATCATATGTGTTCGGGACCCAAATATTTGACTTGACCGAATCAATCAATACTTGTTGCGATGGATCCACCAAAAAATGTTCATCATCACCAAATACGGTGCGATTGGTTACAGTAGGATACTTCTCATGTACTTCACACCATTTTTGGTATAAAGTATATTCTTTAACATCCATCTGTGACACATAAGATAAGTCTTTGATGATCTTTTCACGCAACTCATTCTCTTCAATCTGATAGAAAGAAGAAGCAGGATTTTCATCCTGCCATTGTTGCCATTGAACCTCAATGTCTGGCACTTTACTCATTATTGTTTAGCTCTTTTAATTTTCTTAACCAACTTACTTTGTTTCTGTTTTGCCAACTGTAATTGAACTGGCCCAGCATGTTCAGTAAAATCGATACCGTTCATATGATCTAATTCGTGTTGGAAACATTGTGCAGTTATACCATCAAGATAAACTGTTTGTTTGTTACCATTCTCATCATAGAATTCTACTTGAACTGAATCATATCTAGGTATTTTGAGGAATAATCCGGGATAAGATAGGCATCCTTCTTTCTGTTTCACAATGTTACTTGTACTGCCTACAATTTTAGGATTGATACACACGATTTGAAATTGGTCCGTACCAATAACAAACACCCTCTTTCTTTCACCACATTGATTAGCTGACAAACCAATACCACTGTACAACTTCATTGTCATTTTCAATCGTTGTGTTAAAATCGACATTTCATGGTTTGGTAATGTACCAACATCATATTCAGGCATTTCAGTATGCATCAATGGATGGTCATCACCAAACAAGGGTAGTGGAGTAATTTGTAATGCCGGTTTGACACCTGCTCCGGTGTCAATAACAATTTCATTCATTTAACAATCCTCGAAAAATTTTTAATTTTATCAAACCGAATAACCGATCTGAATTTATCCTGAAGTATATCACCCTTGTGTGAAATAACAAACAGGTTAACATCATCCAACAGTTGCAAAATATTCATCAAATATTCAGTTCCATTTGTATCAAGACTACTATCAAATACCTCATCTAGTATTAGTAGATTAGTATTAGCGGAATTCTTCAACTTAGCAACAGCTCGCCATGTTAACATTAAAGCCATATCGATGCGTTGTTTCTCACCTTCACTAAAACTAGCATAACTAAATTCATCACGATGCCTTGATTTTATTGTTTCATTAAACGATTCATCAAGGTTAAAGTTGACAAAGAAATCAAGTGTCGCAAGGTGTTTATTAACCAACTTGTTGATAACAGGCAAATATTGTTTGATGATCTTGGTTTTAATGCCAGTATCTTTCAACAACAAGGCAGCTGCATCATAGTAAGTTTTTTCATCAATCAACTCTTGGTGTTTAGCCTCAAGTGCCTGATGTTCTTCTTTCAACGCCTTAAGTTTAACAACCTCTTCTTTCAGATTTTCTTTTGTGTCTGTCAAATCTGAAATCTGTTTCTGGAGTTTAGCAATATACTTGTTAATCTCGGTAACAGTTGTATTGAGTGTTGCGACTGTAACCTGCCTTTCTTGTATAGATTTTAACACATCTTGAATAGAAGTGAGGCGATCTTGTTCAGATTTAAACTTTTCTTCCAGTTGTTTCAAACCATGATCACATTCTGCCACTTTGACCTGTAAATTCTGTACTTGTTCTTCCTTGAAATCTAAGGCAATTGATTGCCTGCAAGTCGGACAATCATCATTTTCTCGAAAGAATTTCATTTCCTTTTTTAATCTGGTAACATTAGTTTCAATCTGAGATTCTAATTGTGTAATCTTTTTAATCTTAGCTTCAACGGTAAGTTTATCTGAAACGGAGGTTTGAAGATATTCTATTTGAGTCTGCAATCCGCTCAATTGAACATCTATGGTTTCAATCTGTGTATTGTTATTTGATATTTCCAACTCATATTCTGCAATCTTTTCCTCATTGTTCTGTTTTAATTGAGCAATATGTTTAGCTTGCAAACTGTAGGTCTTTGATACCAGTTCAATCTTCGATTTGGTTTCTGCTGTAACCTCTTTATTATTCGTCAAACGATCCTTAACAATGGTATTCATTGCAGAGAAAATTTGAATGTCCAATAAGTCTTCAATGATTGCTCGACGGTCACCAGGTTTCAATTGCATGAAAGGCACAAATGAAGCTGACCCAAGAATAACAATCTGTGTGAATGATTTAAAATTTAACTTAAGGATAAACTTTTCAAGGTATTCTTGGTAATCACGCACAGCGGCATCTTGATTGACAAGTTCACCATTACAATAAATCTCAAATACCGTTGGTTTAATTCCTCGAACCACACGATAAGATTTATTACCAGTTAAAAATTCAATTTCAACCATTGAGTCTTTACCGTTGATTGAATTGATTAATTGTGGTTTATTAATATTACGGAACGGTTTGTTGAACAACACGAAACAAATAGCATCAAGCATCGTACTCTTGCCGGCACCATTGGTGCCAACAACTAGAGTATTCTGTTCTTTATCTAATTGGATTTCTGTCCAATAATTACCAGTACTGAGAAAATTCTTCCATCGAATTTTTCTAAACAATAACATTATTCGTTTTCCACATTTAATGCCTCAACATATAGTTCACGCATAACAGTTTTAAGTTTGTCTCCATCCACATTCATGGTCAATCCATCAATATATTTTGATAGTATTGTCATGGTGTCTTCCGCTTGATCTATAATATCAGGATCATTTTCAATCAGAACATCACTAAAATCTTCAACAACAGATATATCAGAAGGTGATGCTTTATAAAGGTTATCAAGCACATTGTCAAACAGATAAGGATTCTGTTTGTTCAACACAACAATCTTTACATAAGAACTTTGGTGTTGCTCATAATTATATGATTTCCAATGCTCGAAATCTTGGACCGAATCATCATAATTAATCTTATGGAACATCCGATAAGGATTCTCCACGAATTCTAGTTTACGAGTACTAGTATCAAAGGTATGAAATCCTCTTGAATCATTATAATCCGCCCAAGTCATTTCGCCAGGTGTGCCAACATAAGTTATTTGGCCGTCTGATGATTTGTGGTGGAAGTGACCACTCAACACAACATCATAACGCTTTAACATACTTTTGTCAAGCCCCTCATGACATACATTGCCTCTATCCATCTCAAAACCAGCAATCTCGAAATGACCAAAACAAATTTCAGATTTTGAATTTTTAATAAACTCAGAAATATTAGTTTCATTGTCCGCACAAATCCATGGAACAATGTCAATATCAACACCGTCAACGGTTAAAGTTACCGGTTGATCATGTACGGTAATATTGCCATATTCGTTCAATAGTAATTGTGAAGAATTAACTTCAAGAGTATTTTTATAAGTTACATCATGGTTACCAAGCAAAGTATGGAATTCAATTTCATGTTTTTTAAGTTTATTAAAGAAATATTGGCGGGAAAGATATAACGAATTAAAATTAATAAACTTTCGGCGATCAAATAAATCACCTAATTGGTAAACAACCTTGATATTGTTTTCTAATAAAAACGGAAAGAAAACATTATCGTAGAATTTTTTATAGTGAGCATGAAACTCCAGAGAGTCTCCACGCATACCAAAATGTGTGTCTCCAAGTATTGCAATCTGCATATTATTCCTCTTTTGGAATATCAGATTCTACATCAGGTTCAATGAAGTTGTCAAGGCCTTTAGCCTTACTTTTTTTCTTTGCCTTTTTTGTCTCTTCGAAATTGAAGATAAATTCGGAAATGTTATCATACATTTCAAACTGTTTCATGTTGCCGTTTTCGTCTTCATACATTTCACCTTCATCCAATACACCAAACTGTTGTGTGGCTTTGTATTTGACATAGAGTTGTTTCTTTTCCCTGGCAATTCTACGAAGAAAGGCAAAGTAAATGATCTGTGTAAAGTAGGCAAATGGATTGTTTGATTTAGTAGGATCAAAGTTTCTGAAGTACATGATGCAATTCTCGATCCCATCACAAATCATTTCATCTCGGAAAGAGTATGAAATAAAGTTATGTTTATGGGATAAGTTTTCTGCAATCTTGAGGAAGCATTCACCAACATATTCTGGTATTGGTGGGTCTTCTTTTCCTTCTTCCTTTGCTTTTTTGCATCGTTCATGGTAATCTACCAATGAATTAAGGAAGTCTGGATTATTTACATAGTGTTTTGGGTTTCTTGTTGCCATGGTCTCACTCTTATTAACATGTTATAATAATATACCTTTTTTTGGCATATGTCAAGCATATTATACATCATTGCCTCAAATAGGCTCTTGACAAGTATAGAATGGTGGTGTTGAGTATGATGATATTAATGAAGTATATGTTTCTTAGATTCCTTCTTAATGAATTCCATATCCTCTAGAGATACCTCCTCTTCAATATCCTCACTATCAGTCATC